CATGGGGAAAACATCCAACAGGTCGGACTATGCCATTCTGCCTTCCAAGATCATGGGCATGAATACACACTCGCACAGCAATTCGCACAACACTCAGGTCACGTTCCAGGCAGTTCCGGGCGGGATCGTATTGGCGGAAAGTTGTTGCTTCACGAATTCCTCCGATGGAAGCCTCTTACTAGATCTCCACTCAGTAAGGACCAGTTCGACATTGCAATAGCAGATCGTCTGTTTAGGATCTACGGCAAGGAACGTTACGATCATTACTGTAAGATGTTTTTACCACCGGAACCAGAGAAGAATCTCCCCCGGTTATTAATCTGTAAGGACGTAGCTCCCAAGTTAGTCAACACGATTCCGTTATGCGTCTATGACGATACGAATCCTGAAGACGTAGCAGAATTTAGCGGCGATGATCCTTACGATTCCATTCGGGGCCTCATCAGAATGGTTGATCGTTATGCTAGTGAATCATCAGTTAAGGCAGCCGAACTGGCAAGAACGGCTACAATCCTCACTGATCTTGACAGGACAAAAGATCAGACCACTTTTTACCGGCGTATGGAAGTATTGGAACAGTCTCAGAATGCTGGCTTTGGAGTTCGTCGTCACTCTGCTCGGGGGAATCGAATGCAGAGAATGCCTCGTTAAAGATTTAGAAATTGCGCGGGCAAACGAACGAACTGCACAAACTGGCGAGAAATCTCTGAACTGGCAGAAACTGTGGCGTGAAGAACAGGGCAGGGCCGAGGCACTTCAGGATAAGCTCGATACGCTTTCAGGAATTAACCGGGCTATGGGCGGTGTATCCGAACCTGAAGTTAAAGCATTCGGCGGTTTTCAATCTTTGAGATCACGAACCCAACAAGCCACACGCGAATCACTAGAGAAACGAAACAAGGCTAGGACTGAGGAGCAGTGAAATGATTCAACAATATGGTCGCGGAGTTGGACAAGGTTTATTAGGGGCTACAGCGCCTGCCGTTGCTAATAATCCTACGCCGACCGTAGGTGTTGCAAACTCCGGCATCAGTTCTGGAGCACTAGACGTTTCCGGAGCCACTAAAGGTTCTCAGCTAGGCTACGGTTCTAGAGTAGCTAGCAAGCGAAAACAACGTGGCGAACTGCCTATGGCTGATGAGGAAACTCTCGCCGGAATTGGTGGGTCTACTAAGCCAGAACATGAAGAATTAACTGGCGGTGGTGGAATGCCATATAAGGGCGGCCCACTACAATATACGACTGGTTCCATTGGCGGAACGCCTGCCGCTAAGACTCCTGCGCTTCAGAGTGCTCTGAACAATAGTCCTGTAATGCAGCAAGCTAGGGGACAGATTTCCCCTATGGCGATCAACAATAGAGGTCCAGCGGTAGGCGGCTCCGTTACTACTCCAGCACAAGCGCCATTAGCAGGTGCAGGTGCAACCCCAAGATCTGGAGTTCCGATGTCAGCCGGAGTTCCAATCTACGAGAAGGACAGGAATGAATATAATCTTCATCCTGGCGGGCCGGGCTATGCTGGTAGTTTAGCAGAGCGTATTAATCTCCAAAATCCTACCGGTAGAGCAGATTTGCCGTATGCTCAGGGCGGCACTAACGGTGGCTGGATTGATGGTATTGGAGAAACAATTTCGATGGGCCGAAGCATTACTCCGCTTCTGGCTAAGCAGCAGGAACTTCAAGCCCTCAGATTAGGCATCCCGGCTAACTTTATTCAAGGTTTCAAGCAGGCTAACCCAGGCGACACGAATAGGCTTATTGAAGCTTATAACAGTGAACAGGGCGGTCAAGGCGTAGGCGGCCCAAGCTGGCAGAACTACGCATTACCTTCGGAATCTGAAGTTAACGATTACTTCGGCGCGCCAGCAGGGGCACCCCCAACACCACAAGCTCCTACGCCAGCAGGACCATCACGCGAAGAAATTGAAGCTGAGATTCGTGCTGAGATTGAAGCAGAGAATAAAAGGAAAGCTGACGAGGAAGCAGCAGCAAAGAAAGCACGAGTAAGCAATCCTCGTGGTAAGAAGCCCGGTGAAAAGTAATGACCACTAAGATTCTTGCAGGTGCTGTTCCTCCTGGTGCAGTAGAGCAGGAACGAGTAGTAAAAGCCCGCCCGAAGGGCGGTAAGTCAAACTTTAAGGTTAAGAAGCCCGGTAGTGGCTTTTTCGGAAAGAAATAATGGGACCAGGTGGATTTCCGCCGCAGGGACTACCGCCAGAAATTCCGGGGCAGGGATTCCCGCTTGAAGAATTAGACCTTGAACCCTCGAATTGGGTTGAGGCTGATCCAGAATTCCGCACTGATGTAGAGATCATTCCATCAGCACCGAACGTAGACGATACCGAAATCGGCGGGGAGAACCAAGATCTCGAAGACCAGCCCGCCGAAGAACTTGGAGCAATAGACGACATAACCGGGATGCCCCAAGATGTAGTAGACGCGGTGCTCACTGTCACCAAATACTACGAAGACGAAGACCGCGAAGCTCGGGAGCAGATGAATGCCTTCTACAGAAAAGCCGAGCTATACTGGCAGGGACTCCAGAGAATCTATTACGACTTCCAAGCTACAGACTGGAAACGCCTGGATAGTTCAGACGAATACGACCCCGACATGTATGATAAAATCATCAACATATATCGTGCTCATGGGGAATCGCTTATATCCGCTCTATCCATTAAACTGCCGAACACTATTTTCTATCCCGACGACGCTGACGTAGCTGAAGACATCGAAACTGCGAAGACCTACACTAAGATTCAGGAATTAGTTCAGAAGCATAATGACGGAATCTTAGTCTTTATGCGGGCATTGTTCTACATCTATAACCACGGGATCACGTTCGCACATATTTATAACCGGGCCAGCGAAGATTATGGAACTGTAGAAGTTCCACACTATGCAGATCAGCCAACAACAGTTCGCACACACACGTTGGTCTGCCCGGCCTGTATGGGTGCTATAGATCAGAAAGAAACTATCGACGATCCTATATCACCATTCATGGGCGAACCTGTATCTTGTCCGAACTGTGGGCAAGTTTCTGCACCAGAACCACAGGTAGAGGAAGAACAGATACCCAAGATTGAGACATATACCCAAGAGGCCAAATCGCGGACTATGATTGAGGTCTTTGGACCGCTCTACGTGCATGTTGCGCTATATGCTCGCAAGCAGAGCGATACGCCTTACCTCCGTCACAAATTCGAGCAGCATAAGTCCATGCTCTTGAATCTGTTTCCTAAGGCGAAAGATCACCTCGGGGGAATTTCTAGCCGGGATTTCACGGAACGTCAGTATAGGACTTTCGCTGGTTCGCGTGAAGAACTGCGAAACAATCTGCTTACCGTGAACTGTCAATGGCTGCGTCCGTGGTCTTATGATGCGCCGTTACAGGGCAACCCGGATTTAATTGCGAAGCTTAAGCAGGCATTCCCTAAGGGATGCTACGCAGTAATCGCGAACAACCGAGTATTCGATCTACGTGACGAATCGCTGGATGAGCATTGGGAAATTACACACCATCCGACCAGTATTCACATCCACGCAGATCCAATGGGGAAGCCATTAATCCCTATTCAGGAACTACGCAATGAAGCTGTTGATTTAGGAATTGAAACCTTTGAGCACTCAATTCCGGAAACGTTTGCCGATAAAGACGTCCTGGACTTCCAGAAATATTCGGCAGAAACTGCTAAGGCCGGAATGGTATATCCGGTCAAGAAGCCATTGGGTGGCTCGATTGGTGAGAGTTTCCATTCACTTAAAACAGCTACACTCAATGAGGAGATCGAGTCCTTTATTAGTCGTCTCGACACTGACGGCCAGTTCTCTGTTGGTTCTTTCCCTTCCATATATGGCGGACCCAGCACGTCAGGATCTAAAACAGCTAGTGAGTATTCCCAGTCCAGGGCGCAGGCTTTACAACGTCTGAACATTAATTGGACCATGCTTAAGCATTGGTGGGCCAATACGATGTATAAGGCCACGACGCAGTTCGTCAATGCGATGGTTGCAGATGAGAAATTTGTAACCAAGACTCCACAGTCCTCGACCGGCTTTGTCAATACTTGGATTAGGCAAGCAGAATTAACCGGGCGAGTTGGCCGGGTAGAGCCTGAAGTTGACGAAGAATTACCAGTTAGCTACGCGCAGGTCAAGCAGACCTTAATGGAGCTTCTAACGCTTGGTAACGAGGAACTGACCAACTGGATTATGCACCCGAATAATTCAGGTATCGCAGCTAAAGCTGTGGGAATTCCGCTATATATTCCCGGTGCTGATGCCCGCGATAAGCAGATGAGCGAGATTGCTGAAATGCTTAATGGTCCGCCATTAGCTGAAGGTATCCCCTCAGTGCAGATTAACCCGCTTACTGATCAGCACGAAATCGAGGCGGAAACCTTACTGGTCTTCCTGAATAGTTCTACTGGTCAAGCTCAGAAGCGCATTAATCCATTAGGCATCCAGAACTGTGAGTTCCATTATATGGCTCACATACAGCAGATTGCCATGAAGATGCAGAATGAAGCTAACGCGCAAGTTGCAACTGCAGATCAAGATGCAGCCCGTGAGGCAAATGCCGGGGCCGAGCCTCCCCCCGTATAAGGGCTAAGGAGTAGTTATGTTTCGTATCAAGTTTCCACTGTATAGTCCTGACGATGCTGGCGAAGCCAGCCCTGAAGCTGAAGCTTTATCTGATGTAGATATTCTAGAGGACGCAGATGAAGAACAAGAAGAAACCGAAAGCTTTGAAGCCGCGGATAACGATCGGGAAGGCGACGAACCCGAAGAAAAACCTGCGAAAGCAGAAGACGACTCGGACACACTAATCCGGGTTTCTTACACGGACGTTAAGAAAGAATTCCCTGATCTCTTCAAGAAGTTTCCGCAGCTTAAGACTGCATTTTTCCGTGAACAGGAGTTCACCAAGCGATTTGGTAGCATTGAGGATGCCGACGAAGCGGTAGAATCCGTAGAGGCATTCCGCGCTATTGAGTCCACAGTAAAAGCCGGCAACGCCGGAGAGTTTCTTGATCAAGTTTCAAACCTGTCAGACAAGGCTGTCGATAGGTTTGCTAACAATTTCCTCCCCGCGCTCTTTGAGAAGAATCAGAAGGCTTACTTCCGTGTAACTGCCCCACTGATTCGCACTGTCTTAGCGGAAGTCTTAGAAACCGGGGAGGAAAACGGTAATAGGAATATGGTGAACGCCGCAAAGGTAGTTCATCAGGCAATCTTTAGGGACGACCGATACGGTAAAGTCCCTATGATGCAAAGGCCACAGGTTCCGCAGGACGAGGAACTTAGCCAGGAACGAAATGAGTTCTACGCTGGCAAGCACAATAATCTGATGCTGGACGTTACCAAGGACATCAGATCAAGGCTTGAATCGGAGATCTCTAAGAGCGTAGACCCAACGAAGTCTATGCGTCCTGGTGTCAAAAAGCTCATTATTGAGAAAATTGTGAGCGGTATCGACAAGGAAGTTAGTTCTGATCCACAGCACATGAATCGTATCATGTCATTGTGGCGCCGTGAAAGACAGTCCAAATACTCGGGTAGATACAAAGACAGTATCATTACTGCGTATCTGTCACGCGCAAGAACGTCTATGCCGGGTGTGAGGAAAGCAGTTCGTTCGGAGATCTTAGGGCAACAGAAGGACGAGGATGATAACAGATCCTCAAAGTTAAACCGCAACACTAATGTGCCGAGTGGTTCTGCATCGAGAGGCTCGTCTCGACAAATTAGCGTGACAGACGCACGCAAAGGAAAACTCTCCGATAAAGACATCATTGCACGGAGCTAAATGCCATGCAGGATAATGTTGACGTAGTTGCTACGCAGTTAGAGAAGGTCGAGAAGAACGTTCCGACTCTCTACGACAATGACGATCTTTTCTATACCTCAGTCCAGAAGGCTCAGGTAGAGGTCGTCTCCACGCGGGATATGCGTATTCCGTTAAAGCTTCACCCCGGCTCGGCTTTCGGTTACTTCGATACCGATAACGGAGACATGGGGACTGGCGAAGCGCCCGATTACGATAAGGCGGTTATCTCCACGGTCAACATGAAGTTGGCTGTGCAGTGGACCACTAAGGCGGAATGGGGCACGGACGACAAGCGTAAGGCGGTAATCAATACGCTTAACGACCTTCTGGCCAACTCTATGGCAGAATTCCGTCGTCAGTCGGAATCGCAGTGCATGACCGCTGGAACTGGCGTGCTTGCTACTGTCACAACCGCCACGCCTGCCGCTGGTGTCGATACCATTACCTGCACCACGGACGGCTTCGGTGTAAAGCTTCTGCGCGTTGGTCAGCGCGTTAGCGTTTATGACGCGACTCGTGTAACGAACAAAACCCCCGGTGGTCCTCAGAAGATCACGTTCATTGATATCGTTAACAAGACGTTCAAGATTGCGTCTGTTACTGGTATCGTTCCCGGTGACGTTATTCTTCCGGAAGGTTTGGTTGGCTCCACGCCGGTAGGACTCTATGGTCTGCCTTACCACGTTAGCAACGCTACGTCTGGTTCATGGCTTGGCCTTAACCGGGCTAACATTCCTGAGATTGTTGCTAACGGTGTTGATGCTTCTAGTGCTCTTGCACTGGAGCATGGTCGTCTGGCGATTAATAAGATCGGTGATCGCGTCGGGATTGATAAGAACTATAAGCCGGAAGCTTGGATGCATCCCGCGCAGGCGGCGAGCTACGAGTCTCTCGGAACGTTAGTTTCTATCATCCAGAAGCAGGCTAAGGAAGAAGACCTTAACCTGTATTTCGGTGAGGGGATGCAGATCGCTGGCGCTCCAGTGAAGACTTCATTCCTCTGGGATAAGACCCGTATCGACTTTAACATTTCCTCACTGTGGGGACGTGCAGAGTTGAAGGCGCCCGGTTTCTATACCGTTGGCGGCAGGAAGATTTTCGAGATGCGCGGTCCTTCGGGCGGCGTTGCTACCTCGCAGATCTTCTACATTGTGGCTTCGTGGAATCTTTTCCACAAGAATCCACAGGCGGCGTCCTACATCTACAACCTCACCGTTCCGGCCGGTTACTAGCAAGAGTGGGCCAGCCTGGTTTAGACTTTAGGGTGTGTTGCCTTAAGGTGGGAGAACTAGGCTAGGCTGGCCTACGAAACTTTTTGGAGACTGAAAAATGCCTGATGTGGATCTCGCTAAGTTTGCTAGCCGGGCGTGGATTAACCCTCCCGGTGGTGTAGTTGGTCCGGTGTTGGCTAGTGCTGCGGATGTTACCATTACGCATCCTATCCATCACGTTTCTGGTGCGGCAGCGCTTACTAACCTGTGGCCGCCGTTTCCCGGTTTCATCGGTGAAGTCACGCTCATTCCCGATGGGGCATTTACTACGGTTGCCACCGGAAACATTGGCGCCGCGGCTACTGCGGTAGTCGGACGTGCCATTTCTATGGTGTTCGACGGCACCAAGTGGTATCCGCGCTAGTGTTCTAAACTTTAGCCGGGCTGGTTGGATGTGTCTAATTCTGGGCTCATCTGCGAGGAACTAGCCAGCCCGGCTAAAACTGGAAACTATATGAGCGACGAACTCACAATCAATCGCTGGCTGAAAGAACACTTTGGAACTTCTTTGGACGGTCGTCCGAATTTTCGAGTGTGCTGGACTACAGGCTTACTGGAAAAGCGTCACGGAACGTTCAACGACTTTGTAGCCCAAACCGACATATTGATTCGGACTTGGACTGGTGTCAAAGAGGTTCCAAAGTATCCTTTCTACAAGGATCGCTGGGTTCTGGAGAAACTTGAATACATTGGTAACAACAAAGAACTACTAGAGAAAACTGGCTATGAGCCGCTATGGATATTCCAAACGGCTGACGGTTCATTCCTTCCACTGGTCCATAGAGCCGTCGCATTTTTCATGTTCTTCTATACGAATCGGGGTAACATCCGCACTCCGTCAGATTTTACTGATGAAGACACGGCGAAATTCAATGCGGAAGTCAATTACTTTAAGGACTTCCTGAAAGACAAAATGTCCGATCCTAACCAGATGGACTTAGTGAGGTAGCATGGACCCGACGAAAGCAACAATAGTATCAATCGTTCCGATCAAGATTCGGATACCAACTCCGCATATCAACCCTAGCACGTATGAAATTCCGGCGGCTAAGGTTGGAGAGATTCAGGTCTTAGTGCTAGGCGAAGCCACATACCCGATCTATATGGGTGAAGGCCGTAGCATGACCAATCGGGAACTGGCTATTACGGTTGCCGAACAGATTATGAATCAATACGTGGGTGCCCAACTTGGCTTAGGTGAAGATTGCCAGCCGGGAGTTTTCTTTGTAGTTGGCGCACATTTGCCTGGCGACATTCCTAATCGGTTCCCTGCGGAACTGGAGAAAGCTAATCGTCAGCAGCGTAACTGGTTCTCTAAGCTGGTTAATGAAGGCGACGATTGCTGGAATAAGTTTCATCGTTCAGCCGCGATTAGTGAACTACAGCGCAAGGCTTGCACTTGGCTTGGTATCCAGCGTGAATGGAACATTGACGTAGCCCGCGTAATCAATAAGTGTATTGCTTGCAAAGGCGACCTTCCGGACGGCGCTATCGTGTGCATGAACTGCAGAACGATCATCAATCAAAAAGCTTACAAAGAACTCGGCCTGTCGCAAATAGGAGCCTAATATGTTAGCTGGTGATGTAACCAAAGAAGCCGCGATATTGCTCACTGATCCGCAGCAAATGTATTGGAGTGATATTGTTCTTCTGCCGTTACTGAACAAGGCTAACAACGAACTTGCCTTATTGTTCGAGCGCGAAGAACTGCCTATCATGATCGAGGAACAGGCGCCGGTTACTACTGTGGAAGTCGGCGACAAGACTATGGACGAGATTCCTACGGACATGATAGAGCCTATCCGCATGTGGGAACGTGCAATGGGCTCCCAGGAAAAGTGGGCTGAGGTAGATCAGGTAATCAACATCGACAAGAACAATATTACTTCTAGCCGGGTGAATGAGTGGGCGTGGCGTAGGAGTCAGATTTTCATTACTCCACCTACCCAACCCCGCGAAGTAATGCTGGATTACTTCAGGAGTCTGCTTCCTCTAGATTCGGCAGGATCACTAGTAGAAGTTCCTAAAGCTAAGACTTGGCTCGCAGTCAGAACCGCCCAGCTGGCTGCGCTCCATGTGGGGAACAATCCTACGAGGTATGAGGAACTGATTCCTGAAGTAACTAAGGCAGAAGACATCTTGTTACGGACTATGGGTAAGCGTGTCCAAGGCGCATACGGCGTAAGGCGTAGACCTTATAGGGGTGCAATGAATAGGCGATCTACTGTAGTTTAGTTCCGGACAGTCCTGTCCGATACATTCAGGGGGACGTATGGCTATCACTAATTTCCGCTCGACAATCTGGGGCCGCTTAAAGGATCTTGGCAGTGCTAAGGTCGTTTGGCTTTGCGGCACCATTCCCGCCGTTAACGGAACTACTGGTAAGGGCATTGCTGGTCCCGGTAGTCTCTATACCGACATCACGAATAAGACTATTCGGATGAACACCGGCACGATTCTTAACCCTACGTGGGGAATCCTGGCAACTGGATTAGAGGTTCTTGCTGCGCCTCCAGTTCCGCCGCCTCCGGGAACTCCTACTACTAAGTTCGATCCGAAGCACGAAACGAAGCCGGAACAGAAACCGACTTTACCCGGTCCGATTCTTAAGAAGTAGTCATGATTCAAGATCACACGCCAATTGAAGTAAATACTTTTGGCGGGTTGTTTGGCAGGGACAGTTTCACGGATTCTGTTCCTGCCGATCACTTCATCGACTGCCAAAATACCATAACCGAAGGCTACGAGTTACGAACTCGTGATGGGTTCCCTGCGCTCACAACGGCAATAGCTGGACTGCGAAGATTCCATACCTATAAGATCGAGGGCCAGGCAGATCGCACGTTAATCCTGACCGTAAACCCACCGTCTACTGATGGTAAGATCTACGACTCAGCAGTATCACTACTGACTCCGATCATGACTATACCTGGTATGACCGACTTCTCGGTATGCCAAGCATACAATAGAATTTACATATCCCCGCACAATGGCGTCAAGGGATTACCCGGCCAGAATGTGTGGATATATAATGGTCAAACCGCTGTAGAAGCTGGCGGTGATGCCCCGATTGGAACATTCTATGCTGCGAATTCCACGGAAGCTGGGAACGTTGAGAAGGGCACTCACGTTGTAGCTTTCGTATACGAGACTGCAACTGGTTTCGTAACTAAACCTGGGCCTGTAGCATTCCCAAAGTTTGATGCCGATGGGACACATAAATTACATCTAACAAGTATCCCAATCGGTCCCGCAGGAACGATGAAGCGCCGCTTAATCTCTACACGCGCTATCGAAGGTTATAATGGAGATCAGGAAGGCTACGAGTATTTCTTCGTGCCGGGCGGAACTATCAACGACAACACTACAACTGATCTGATAATCGACTACTTCGACGCAGCATTAGAGGTTTCAGTAGACTATCTATTCGACCAGCTATCGAGAATTCCAGCGTGCTTATGGATGGCTCCCTACCGTAAAAGAATAGCTTACGGGGGTGAAGATGCGAATCCTAGCATGGTTCGTTTCTCTAAGTCGGACGAGCCTGAATCTCTTGATTCACTATCTGGATTTATCGTATGCGATCCTAACGAGACAGTAGGCGTCAAGTCCGGGATTGAATACCGTGACAACTTCTATATCTTTAAGGGTGTCATACCGGGTCATACTTATACTACTAAGGACAATACTTTTGAGCCTTCCACATGGCCGATCATTACCTTAGATCGTGGCATTGGTTGTGACTTGAATGGTTCTTCGCAGTATATGGATGCCAAGGGTGCTAACAGTGATTTCTTCCTGATAGCTGACGCCGCTGGCTTGTATGCCTATAACGGCGGGTTCGACGCAGCGAATCCACTATCGGGCAAGATTGACAATCTTTGGAAGCGAATCAATAAGAAAGCTTTCAATAGGCTTCAATTAGTAATAGATCCCAAGAAACTACTGATTTACATCCTAGTCCCGCTTGACACTGCTGTAGAGCCAAGCCACATAATCGTGTGCGATTATGGGAACGGCATAACTGTAAACGATGTAACCTGGCATCTGTGGACTATTTCAGGGAACATCAATCCAGTTTCCATTGGTGTCTGGGGCTCCAGCTTATTCGGCAAAACCATATGCCGCATAGGCGGGGTGACTGGAATCTACAATCAGGAAGAAAACAACTACAACGATAACGGCAATGCCTACGCCTCGATAGTCCAGTTCGCAATGCTCTACACGCAGTCTGGTTGGATTCATAGTTTCAACGCTCTGAGGCTACGTGCTGGCGGCATGGGGAATATGGCAGTAATTGCTACGGGATTAGACAACTCCCCAAGCATTAACCTACCTAGTATGAATCTCGCTACTGGTGCTGGCGTAGAGCGAATCTTCCCGTTCCTGTTAACGAATGAAAAGTGCTCGATCAAGCTCAGATTGACAGCGTATAACAACTGGTTCAAGATTCGCAAAATGGAATTATTTGGTCGGCCACTCTGGGCTACTCGTCATAACGAAGACTACTAATGAGTGATCAGGGTGCGATCATTAATACTCTGCTCCAGCAGGTCAGGGAAGTTGATCCTGGCCTGGCTGATGTTCTGCTTAAAATGGCAGAGGAGATTGAGCGTCTTGCTGCTGTAGTAGACCCTAAGCCAACAGTTCCTAAACGTTCGACTGCTCCACCGGTTCCGTTACCGTTACCAGTTCTTACTGCGTCATTCGAGCTCACGAGAACAAACGTCATACTGCGTTGGGTTCCACCGACTACGGGCTTTCTGCTTTACGAAGTTAGGCAGGGTTCCGTATGGGAGTCAGCAACCCGTCTGTTATCGACAGGGAATAGTCAAGTCGCATTAGATCCTACACCTGTAGGGACTACGCCGTTCTTAATTAAAAGCATCAATTCGGCTGGTGATTACTCTACTGATGCTTGTGCAATCAATGTAATCGTTCCTCCGATTGGAACATTTGCAATCACTGGCCTTGCGATTGGTAATGCGGTAACACTAACCTGGACAATTCCTGAGTCGGTATTCACAGTTAATTTCTTCACTGTGTTTCGAGATGCCGCACCGATCTCGGCACAGTTACGCGGAACGTTTTTTGCTATTCAGGAAAAAGCCGGCGGTAAGATTACCTATGGCGTCCAGGCTGAAGACATTGCTGGCAATAAGAGTCCATTCGTTTACACCACTATTGACGTAGCTCCACCGGAAGATTACGAGATTCAGACTACGTGGGTTTCAACATTCGGTGGAACGATCACTAATGGACTCTTTCGTGATGGTGTAATCTACTACAATCTGAACATATTTCAGACTATCGAGGAGCATTTTCATCATCCGATGTTTGTGGCGACGCCAGCCGAAAACACAAGCCCACAACATCAGATTGATGCTAACTTCCCGTTATGGATTCAGCCTACTGAAGCAACCGGCGAATACATTGAATACCACGACTTTGGAGTAGAGTTCTCAAATACGATTATCAGCTTAGACTGGCTGTTTGAGAACATTGTTCCTACATTTACATTCGGGACACAGACTCAATATGCTGGTGCTGATGGAGTATGGTCTGCTGTATTCACTACGCCGACTATATTCGCCTCTAAAGCTAGGCACGTATATGTGAAGTTTACATTCTCGGGCTCAGATTTTAAATCTCTTATGATGTTCAAGAGCTTTAAGATCTCTATGTATGTTAAGCGTGAGAATGACGGCGGTAACTTCGTGATTCCGACTCCGCCTACGGTGGGTGGTGATTTTGTTTCTTTCAAGAAAACTAACTTTAAGTTCATTGAAAGTATCACGGTTACGCCGGAAACTGATATCGAAGCCTATGCTGTATACGATTATGACGCAGTGCCTAATCCACTAGGCTTTAAGGTATTCATGTTCAATAACACTGGCGCACGTATAGGCGGGCCTATTAGCTGGAAAGCACGAGGAATCTTATAGCATGGCTGACTGGTCTAATCCTAAGCTAAGCTCACCATACGTGAACTTCCTCAATGATCTTAATGCGAAGATTGTTGAGGCGGCCGCTATGAATCCCGGTGGAACTAATATTCCTGTAACTGCCATGCGTATGGAACGTGGCGGGCGGGTCTTTCAGGAATGGAACGGTTCTGCTTGGAACACTATGCCATTAGGCGTAGCTGGCGGGGGAACTGGTGGCAGTAGTGGTTCAGAAGCTAGAGTTAATCTTGGCTTTGGTAGCATGGCTACACAGAACGCCAACGGTGTTGCCATTACTGGTGGCTCTATTGTTGGGACGAGCCTGGATGCTGGCTATCTTACAACAGGTATTATTCCTGGTGAAAGATTTCCAGAACCATTACCACCTAGGAATGGTGGAAACCTATACAACCTAAATGCCGCCCAGATAACATTCGGTCAGATTCCAGCTGCAGCCCGGTTAGGAACTGGTGCAACAGGTGCCGGGTTACTATTCCTGGCAGATAACTTAACTTGGAAGAGTGTTTCTATGGCACCTAGAGTTGCTCATGTTACTTTGAACATGCCAGCCTTAAGCAATTTTGGTCTAGTGGCATTACCATATACCGTGCAAGCAGAGAAATCCTACATCGTTCCTACATCAGGTCTATACCGCAATTTCGGTTCTACTGGCATTGGTGAACAACACTGCCCGGTTGATACGTATTTCTGTAATAGCGGTGGCACTCAGATTACTACTGGTCCGGCGACTCATATTCGTGGAACTAGCCCGCTTGCGGACGGCAACCAGGTTAATCAGAACTTCAAGTTAGAGATTGTGGAGTGGCTATGAAAATCAAAGTTACGAAGTTTATCGTCGCTCCGATCTACATTGTAATCGACGACGAAGGTCTGGTAGTTAA